CATATGGTAGGCCCATTGACTTAATCACCCCGCTAACGTCCAGCTCGTTAAGCCGCTGCATGATTATGACAATCGCGGATTTATCGGAGTTGACCCTAGTCGGTAGCGTTTCGGTAAATGTGACTTTTGCCGCTTCGAGTTTGGCTGCGCTGTTTGCCGCGTCTGCGCTTATTGGGTCGTCTAGGATTACGCGGTCACCACGTACGCCAGTCATGCTTGTGAATGAGCGCGCCTGCCTAACACCTTGCGATGTGTTCCCAAATTCCCGTTTACCGTCTAGGTCGCTCTTGAGCTCGATTGGCCATAGCTCCTGATACCACTCTGATTTGATTAGGTCGCGGCACCGGCGAGAGTCACGGATTGCCAAACCCTCCTCGTGCGCAGTGCCAACAAAACGCATCTCCGGCATTCCTTTCGGCCCCCACTCCCACGCCGGCCAGATTACGCTAGTGAGTAGCGATTTCATTGAGCCTGGCGGAACGTTCATTAGCAGTCTAGTTATATCACCGCTAGTAACGTGCTCTAGGTGCAAGCAAATAGCATCAAGTGCCCACCCCCACTTGAGTTCGGTAGTAGGCTCTAGGACATGCCACGCCCTGCGCGCAAATGCAGCCAGGGAGCGTTTGCATAGCTCCCGTTCTGCGTTAATTAGGTCTTGAGTGGTTATATTCAGGTAAAACCCCGTGTTTTTTGAGACTGTCGCGAAAATTAACTATGTTAATACGCCAATCCGGCTACTTTTTGCGCAAATTCGCCAGTTCTTCGAGTGCAGCAATAGACAAACCAGCAACATCAATAGCCGTCTCCACTTTTAACGGCGCACCATCTGCCCCAGTTACCTCATGCTTCTGTGTTTCCGCCCATCGCATTTGCGTCTTACTCCACCAGATCATTGCCGTCGTATCGCCGCCCATCGCCTTCTGGAATATACCCTTACCCACTTGGGCGTTGGCTTTAGCCTTGCCTGAGATTAACTCATTAGCAAAATGCGCCCTGAGCGTATCAATGTGAATGCCGTCGCGCACGAGAACTGCGATCTGTTCAAAAGGCACGCCGTAGCCCGCCATTGCCTCGACTTGCTTTCTATCAACGTCAGTTGGCTCAAAAGCCGGGCGGCCTGCGTTTTCACGTGCTCCGCCGTTGCCGCCTTTTTTTATGTAGCTGCTATTTTTTTGAGCATTTGCCTCTTTTTTAGGCGGCTGGGTTGGTTTTTCAATTTTCATTGCTATTTTCAACCTCTGCGAAAGGTTGCTGTTCTACGTATGGAGCGGGTGGATCGGTGTCGCGCCGTCGCTGTTCTGGCTGGTCGCCAGTCATCGCCTGCTTCACCCGCGTGATCTTTTCGCCTTTGTACATGGATGCGCCCATGTCGCTGATTTTTGAGAATGGTAACACAGGAACTGTCAATCGGTCACGGGCGGCTGGGTTCAAAAAAAAGATGTATTTTAATTGGTATCCCGGCAAAAATTCTGCGCCTATTTTTTTGAATGGCGCAACTGACGAAGCACTAAAAAACGGAATTCCCCATTTTTTGCATAGCGCACGCTTTAGAGCGCTTCCATCAGCTCCAGAACCGCCATTTGTAATGGGAAGACTTGAATGACATTCACCATCTGGGAAACGTAAAATTGTGCTGTTGGGTTTGATCCCTATCAAATGAAACCCAGCGGCTCTATAAATAGTTCCATCTCCGCATTGAGTGCCATCGCTAAATGAAAGTACCCATTCAATGTTTGGGTAGTGTTTTTTAATCAGACGGAAGGCAACAGCCATTGCGCGGCTCTCGCTGTTGCGCGGTAGCACGTCGCTGAATGCCATGCGGTTCAATTCAATAAAGTCATTCCATTTTGTTTCACGAACTGCGCCTATTGTTTTTCGTTTGTCTGTACTTGGGCCAAATGACATTGCGCCTTCTAATTTTCCGTCCAAAAAAACACCAAAGTGCAACTGGCTATTTGGCACTACCTTTCCGCTGTAGTGGATGCGCCTGACTACTTCATTGGCCGCCTGTGCAGTAATTGGTTTAACGATTATGTCTTTAGCGCTTGCCATTTTTAGCCTCCAGCCATTGTTGGCAAATTAGGGCTAATGCGTTTCCGTTTGTGTTTTCATTCAGGCCGGTGTCGGCTAGCGGGTTTGTTCTGGCAAGCGTCAGAGCGTTATCAACAATTTCTACTTGTTCATCATGTAGTGTGAACGCTTTTTGTTGGAATGGTTCTTTGTCGCCATCCCTAAGTTCCGGCATCTCGGTCTCTGCCTCGTCGTCAAATTGTAATGCCGCGATTTCATCGACTGAGAACCCAATCAAATCAAGGTCAAAATCCATTCCTTCAAGCTCGCCAAGTTCAAGCCGCAACATCTCATTGTCCCACCCTGCATTCAGCGCAAGTTTGTTGTCAGCTATCACGTAAGCCTTTTTCTGCGCTGCTGTGAGCCCCGACAGGGTGATTGTAGGAACCTCGGCCATGCCCAACTTTTTGGCTGCCATTAACCGCCCATGGCCTGCGATTATTCCTCCCTGCTCGTCGATCAAAATCGGGTTGGTGAATCCAAACTCCCGAATGCTAGCCGCGATTTGAGTCACCTGCGCTTCGCTGTGAGTGCGTGAGTTGAGCGCATACGGTATCAGGTCACCGACGCTTCTATGCTCTATCTGTAACCGCGCCTTCTCTTCTTGTGAGTATTTCACAGCTCGCCCTCTAGCTTTGCAAGCTCTTCATAAATTGCAATTAGTTGGCGATCTAGCTTGCTAACTTCGTCATGTGCTGCGTCATGTTTGGCTTCCATTTCTTGCGCTTTAAACCTCAGTGCGCCAATTCTCATTATGCGTTTTTCTTTTTCCTCTGCTCGCGCCTCATCGCGTTGACGCTCTGCGTTGCGTAGATATTCGGCCACCCAGATGGGTGCTGGGGTGTTGAAAAGCTTGTGTAATTTTTCACCATCACCCAGATTGTTTGGGTTTTGAGTTTGCATAGCTTCACCCGTTGGGCTTACCCGAATCCAGCCGATTTTATGCCTTGCGTCTTCAAAAGCAACATACACCCCAAGTTTTTCTGCAAGAACTTCAGCCTCGACAATGCACTCAGTTCTTGTTTTGCCTTCGATTACACCCAGCATGAGTATGAATGCGCTCATTGTGCAGCCTCTTTGTTAAAATTCTTAATTGTTGATTCGGCTAGTGCATAAACCGCCGACATGACTTGGCAATGGTCATTGAATCCGCCCTCTCCGCTCATGTATATGTAACCGCTTCCGCCGGCTTCGCCAAATGTCAAATGTGCGCATCCGTCGAATTTTATAAACCCGCTTAGGTATAACTCTTTTTCACTAGGCGTTTTGCTCTCGTCTGATTCCCACAGCATAACTTGGTGAACTTCAAAATTCATCGTGTACTCGCAATCACCGAATATGCTGATTGTGAATTCAGTGTAGCCCTCTTCGTTGACTAATTTAGCGATCCTGCTCGCTGTTTTTTCGGCCATCACGCCTTTCCACCCATTTTCTCAATTGTACGCATGGCACCTAGTCCTAACATAGAGCTTGTCAATGCGATTAAATCTGCTATTCCAAGGTCTGGACGCGGCATCAGCGCTCCTGTATGAATGCACTGATAACCCCAAATTGCCGTAGCAACTAGGCAATATGGCACGTAGTACGTAAACAGCGCAGCCGCACAAACCCAAATGATTGCAGGCCGGCCGCCCTTAACGAATAGGCTGCTGTCCATCGCTTCGGTTTTTGTTATATCGGCCTGCGCGAGCATTAACTGCACCTGCGCTTGGAGTTGTTCGCTATCTCCCGCCGCGTGAAGCTTCTCAAGTTCTAGCGCCATCTGCGCCTTGGCTTGAGGGTCTGGAATGAATTTGTCCAGCGCTATTTTGCCGAATCCTAGCAGCGCGTCGGTTAGTGGGTTGAGGCTCATTCCGCCACCGTTTTTATTTCAACGCTTTTTAATGCCACTAACATACGCTTCGCCTCTGCCCTGCTTTTTATCCCATTCTCGTCTGCCCAAAATTCTACCCGCTTGAGCTTCTTGTACTCTTCAATTTTCTTTTCTGCTTCTAATCTCAGCTCTTTAAATGCTTTTAACAATGAGCTTTTGTGCTTTCTTGCACTAACTACCATGTCGGTATACCCATATCCGGGGAGGTATAATTCTTCTATATCAGTTTTCGCATGATGGTCGGCTCTCCACAGCCCACCGTATACTCGTTTTTTGACTGTATTAGCTGACACCCCCAACTCAATCCCGAGTTCAATTTCACTCATGCCTTCGCATATTATTTTTTCAGCAGCAAAAAAAAATTGAAGTTTAGATGCGGCCTCCTTATCTACCCTCATAAGCTCACCAGCTGTTCGGCTATTCGGCGCGCCCAACCTTTACTGAATGTGTCCCATGGTCGAAGGTTTGTCATAAATTGCAGCCTATGGCCGAGAAATTTGGCTGTTAGCCTTCTATCTCTGCCTTCATGCCTGATTGCCTCCATCGTTACTTCTCCAAGAACACCATCGTCTTTAACGCCCAAAGTTTGTTGTAATAGTTTAATCGCCTGAATGGTCCCGCTGTTTACCGCACAATCAAATAGGGCTAAATCCAACCCGCATTCCATCCTTGAGCACTTGCACTTATCCCAAAAATCGCGCTTGTAAATGGCCTTGGCGTCGTCCTGCGTTAGGTTCTTAATGTCAAGCGCCGGATAGGACCGCTTGGTAATACCCCAGTTGGTCTCACCGCCGGGGTCGGATGGGTTGTTAACATATCCGCCCTCATAGCCCAACAGGCGGGTAAAGCATTCATCAAACGTCATAATTTCCCCTTATTTTAAGGTTATTTTACCACATTTCCCGCATTTTGCTGCCTTTTCTCAGCTAAAAACGCCTCTATTTTTGCAATCTGCGACTCAACCCAGCCGTCAAAATCTCGGTCTGAGACTGGCGCAGTGCAGCCTATTTTGCAGCCCTTGCACAGCTTGTGTGCTTGGCAATGGTTAATTATTTGTTGCTGTACTTGCACGAATCACCCGATATTTGAATACATTTTCCCAGCAGAATTCACGCGCTGGACCTTTCATTACCCTGCCGCTCAATAGGTCAACAACCTCTACCACTGTGCGCCCAGTCACCGGCGGTCTGTGGTCTTTTTGAATAGTCCACTCAAGTTCCATTGGTTTTACCCCATGTTCTGGCTAGCGTCTTGAACCGATCAAGCCGTGACCTGTCGAAAATCCCAACAATGTTTTCGTCACCACGGGCAATTGCCTGCTGCGATTTAACCGTTGAGGCAAACCGAGCAACAAACCCCATTCTGTCGCCCACCATCTCCCGTGTGACCAAAAGCGGCGATTCTTCGCAGGCTATTGCTAGCCGTTCGCTGATTGTTCTAATCATTTTTTGCCCTTGTCGTTATCCATGCGCCACCAGCGTCAAGCTGCCGGCCCGTTTAGTGAAACACCTGCCGCGCTCAGGTAGGAATACGAACACCTCAGCGGTTAGGTAATCTTCTGGGCTGCCAGCCAATTTTTTGGCCTTAGCTGTAGCCTCCGCGAGCCATTTGTTTGGGTCTTTTGTTTCGACTCTTACTTGTAAATCCAGTGCCATAACTGCTCCTGCTTGATCCCGCTAAAATTGCCTCGGTTTCTGTTAATTTTTTCCGGAACCGTCACCGTAACCGGAACCGGAACCGTCACCGGAACCGTCACCGGAACCGTCACCGTAACCGTAACCGTAACCGGAACCGTAACCGTCACCGTAACCGTAACCGTAACCGGAACCG